GGGGGGGCATGCCGCCGCGTCGTGGGCGGGCCGTGGGCCGAGCGCCAGGGGCCCTCCCCTCGCGAGGGCCGGTCGGATAACTATATATTTTTATCCCCATCTTCTCCCTGAAGCATATCGAGAATCTCTTGTGTATCTTTCGCGGTCGCGTCGGCGGTTTTGCCGCTAGGGATATTTGCAAACGGAGTAACGGGTGTTACTTTATTCATCAAGGCCGTAATGTCCATCTTGGACGGCTCGTGATACGGTCGCGAATCTTGCGTGTCTGCAAGAACTAATGTTCGCAAATAGTCACTTATCGCTAACCCTAATTCATTCGCTCTGCGAATGATCTTGGATTTCTCGGTCTCTGTTAGATATGTTTTTACGGAGAATGTCTTGGGCATGAGGAAGCTCCTTCTTTTAAAGTTATAGCATGTAGGGCCGTTTAGGGGCCTAGTGTAGCGTGTTTTTGGTGGTTTGGGAAGGGATAGATGTATCCCGTCGGGCTACAAATACCCCCCCTACGGGATACATATAGCCTTTATGCCCAAATCTAGTCCTAAATTTAGTCCCAAATCTGACCCTCCTCTCTCTCGCTATTTGCGCTACATTCTTATTTAAAAAAATAATAATAAATAATAAATATATAATTAAATAATAATTAAAAAGAAAGTTATAGAAATAATTATAGAGATAGAAATATATTTTTATAAAGTTAAAAAGTTTGCGCGAGGGGCCGCGCGACAGAGGAGGGCCTAAATTTGGTACTGTGGGTGGGTCTAAATTTGGTACCATTTTCGGGCTATTAGTATACGTTGCGTATATATGTGTTTCATGGGCCTAAATATGGGCCTAAATCGTGTGAAGTGGCTATTAGTATACGCGGCGTCCACATGTGGCCTATCCCAAAATTCGTTAGAACTCGTTCCCAAAATTCGCGACGTTACACAGGAAGAATTAACGAAGTTATCTATCGCTATCTCGCGCAATGGCACGCCACGGCCGTCGTCGGGCGGTCTAACCCGAACCGGAAAGAACCTCGGCCTAGGCCGTTGACATCTCCTTGAACATGGCTATAATCCCTGCGTGGCGAAGACCCTAACCCGAACAGAAACGGAGAAAAGAATGAAAACGACATTGACGAAGATCGAAGGGAAATTTCCGAGGAAGCCCCATAAAGGGAGCGACGGGAAAAGATACATCCCAACGGCTGACGGTAAGCCTGTCGAAAAGACGCGCTACGTGCCTCTGGTTGCAAGCGTTGCGACCGAGGCTGAATTCGTCGAGGCAATCAATGGTATCATCGCCCTTGACGCCGAGGCGCGAAAGTCTGGCGGAATCACGCTCGGTACGAACAAGGAAGGAAAAGTCCTTCGCCAACCCGTTGACCCGTCAACGGCGCTACTCGGTAAGGACCGAGTGGGCCTCGCTGGTCTTTACATGATCATCCGTGATCACGTGACAGGCGTTATGCGCGATTCTCTTGATGCTATGCTCGAACGTGAGCATAGCACTGAGAACACGGCGCCTGTGGTCGAGGTTACGGAAGACGGAGCAATCGATATCGACCCCAATAGTCTGAGCTAGATTAACCTCGGTCTTCGCCACAAACCCGCTGGGAACTGAATCCCAGCGGGTTTTCTTTTGCCCAAAGAAGTAACCAAAGAATAGAACAGGCAGTCCGAAAGCCTGTTTTATTCTTTGGTTACTTCGACTTGGATGGTAACGATAGTAAATTCAAAACTTGTTTTGAATTTAAAATTCGCGCACGTTTCCACATGCCCACCCAGGGTGCCACGGGGTCGCGCTCCCTCTTATTTAGATCCCATACCGACCCCGGCTCTATATTTAGGGATACATCTATCCTCTACAGTTACCACTAACCACTTGCGAAGCGGGACACTTCGTGTTCCAATAACCCAGCGCGAGGCGCGCAGCATGCACTTTAAACCCACAATAATCCTCGAACTAGACGGCCTCGTGGCGGATTACCGCGGGCAGTTCCTGCCGGGATTTATCCCGCCGCCGAGAAGCGGCATTCAAGATTTTCTTGACGATTTGATTAATGCCAAGTATTCTCTAATTCTCCGCTCCTCAAGAGACATGCATGTTGTCCAAAAATGGCTTGAGGATAATGATTTAGCGTTTTATTTTAACGGCATTCATGCCGGGTATCCCGTGGCATTTGCCACGATTGGACCGCGGGAAATCACTTTCCGAGATGATTTCGCGGCGGCCTTCGCCGAAGTGGCGCGTGCGTTAAGGAAATAATATCTAGGAAATTCCTATGTCCAATAAAGCTCAGATCTTCAATGCCGTAGATGTCCAGATTGTTAGATACCACATAATGGGTTACGCGACGAGTGACATCGCGAATTTACTTCAAAGAACTGCGAATTACGTAAATTCAGTGATTTCGTCGCCGTTTGGGCAAGAGTTGATTTGCAAATACATAAATCGCCAGATTGATACAATTCTCGATGTCCAAACAATGGCGCAGATGATCGCCCCGGCGTGTATGGAAGAGAAATTGCGTTTGGCACTTCACTCGAATGACGAAAAAGTTCGGTCAACAAATACCCGCGATATTCTCGAAATGGCGGGCCACACCGCCCAAAGAACGATTCTTCTTGATAGAACCGAAAAACCGGATAGGATTTATGACGGCCTCTCGGAGGCGGAGATTAAAGCAAGCTTGCTCGCCGCTATTGCGGAAGAAACAGGAGAGAAGACACTTCATTGATGCGACGAATAATCGAAAGTTTCCCCCAACTTCGTTATTCACTGCGACCTCCCAAGTGGATTCTCTTCTGTTTAAATTATCTTAATGGCTAAAATTCCCTCATCTCCCTCGAAACTCCCGCCGAATTATGTTGATCGCGTGGTCAAACGGCTTTTGCCGCCGGCGGACGTGATTAACTCCCTCTCGGGACAAGCGTTAATCGAATTGTATCAACGAAAACAGTCTTTATCAACTCTTGTTCGATTAGATCCCGGAAGATTCTTCCTCCCACATGAAACAGGCCAGCAAAAACAATTCATGATGGAATTGGATAACCCTGATTCCTCCGCGATTGTTCTTGCGATGTTATCAGGCAATAAAGGCGGCAAATCGACGGCCGGGGCGATTACCTTCGGGGAATTTCTTATTGGCAAACCAATTTGGGGCCACGAATTCCGCGAGTTCTCTCGCCCAACACCTATTCGGGCCGCGATTTTCGCAGAAGATTTTGAGTCGCATAGCGAAACAATTCTCCCAAATCTTCAAACATGGCTCCCGCACAATTCCATTCGTCATGTGCAACGTACGTCTATGGGCCACCCGATTGCGACGTTGCTTGCGAATAACTCCGTAATTCACCACAAGACATTCGAGCAAGGTTCGCCTTCGGCAGAAGGGAAAGATTGGGATATTGTGTGGATTGACGAGCCGCCGCCGAGGTCGATTTATTCTGCCGTCTTCCGTGGTTTAGTTGCTCGCAACGGAAAACTCTTGATTACTGCAACACTTCTAAAAGAAGTGTGGCTTTATGATGAATTACAGCAACCGTATGTTAAAGGATTTTTTTCCTCCATTCACGATAATTCGTGGTTAAATGCATATACAAAACAAGCGTTTCTTGATTCTCTTTCCGACGGCGAGCGCGAAACCCGTGAAATCGGCACGCCGATGGAACTCACTGGGCTTGTGTACAAGGAGTTTAAAAACGCCGAGCCGTATGTAATTCCCGCAACAAAGTTGCCTGATAATGTTCCGTATTTTGTCGGCATTGATCCCCACGAGCGGAAGCCGGTGTTTGCGTTGTATGGATATATCGCGCCAAATGACGAGATAACTTTCGTGGGATATGCCTTCGGCGGCCCAGGCTCGACGGAGAAAGTTATTCGTGATTTGCGCTCTTGGGAGGCGGAGAATTTGCCCGTGCAGCCGCGCTTGTGCATCATTGATCCTCAACGGGCCAAAGCCCGCCAACTTGGCGACGTGAGTTGGGAAGAAGTATTCTGCAACGCGGATTATCAAGTTGTCCTTGGTCAAAATGACGTGTCCATCGGGCACTCGATGGTGCATAATTATTTGACCATTAATCCAATAACAAATCGCCCAAAGATGCGGTTTATGGATTCGTGCGACGGCCGCGGCGGGCCGATTCACTATATGCTCCGCTATAGTTGGGACGACTGGCACCGAAACATCCAACACACGAAAGACGTAAAAGAAAAACCAAAAGACACTTTTAAAGATTTCCCGGATATTATCCGGTATATCGCGATGGAAGAGTTGTCTTATAACGACCTTCATTACGGCGTCGAGGCGGTGTCTTATCTGAATCCCAACGGCCGTATCCCAGGAGTTAATCTTCATGCCCGAATTGACAGTCACGTCCAGTGAGAGTATCCTCAATGCGCTAATGCACCGCCGACGGCGGAGCCTTGCGTTATCTTTATCCTCTGAGGAAAAGCAAGAAATAATTTCTTGTATTCTCCGTGATTTTACGGACGCTCGCGCTTCATGGAAGGAATTCATGGAGCGGCATCAAGTTTATATTAAGAATTGGCGTGGAACAGTTGATCCCGTTGAAAACGGGCCGCTAGGCGATCTCAGTGCGAATATCCGCACGCCGCTGTCTTCGACATTCACCGAACAATGGAAAGCCAAAATCGTCGAAGCCATTATCGGCGATGAGCTTATCGGCCAATTCGAGTCAATGGACGAGTCGATTCCGGCGCAGACAATTAATGATCTTACCGACTGGTTTCGATGGGTGCTTTTAAATGACGTAAAGATCGACGAAGTTATCGAAGAAATCGCACATAACGTCCTTCTCGACGGCATCGCCTTGCCCATGCCGAAATACGAACGTGAATTTCGGACAATGTGGTTAACGCGGGAGTTTGAGCATCAGATAGACGTTCCTATCGAGATACAACTCGAAACGGCCTTGCAGCAGATCTTCTCCGGCGAAGGCATTCAGCATATCGAGACTACCGATTTCGGGGTTTATGAAGTTTTCCTTAAGGGTTTCGAGACGCCCGCCGTTGTGAAATTTATCCTCGAAGGCGAAAACCTTATTGCTGAAATCGAGCGGGAGGAGAAGATCTTTGACGGCGTGCGAATTACAACGCCAAATATCGAAGATGTTATTGTGCTAGATAATCATAACACTATCGAGGGCTTGCCGTTTTACGGCACGAGGTTCTTTCTTCATATTGATGAGTTTCTCGCGAAGACCAAGAAAGGTCAACTATTTGAGAAACTTGATAAAGAGACAATTGAATTGCTCACTTCGGCGGCCTTGCCCAAACGTGGCTCATTTATCCCCCGACCGATCACCGATGAAGTGGATCTTGATACTGGCGTCAATAGCCAATCTTACGGCACAACCGCAAGGTGGATTGAGATTTATCGTTGGGAGTCAGTAATCACTTATAAAGGCGAACGAATTAATATCGTCGCTTGGCTTGCGAACGCAACAAACACGCTCCTTCAAGTGCTGCGGCTTGAGGAATTGAATAAAGACGGCCTGCGGTCGCCGACGAAATTCGAATTTATTCCTCAGTACGGCCGTTTCTACGGAATTGGCTTAATGGAATGGCTCCAGCATGTTCAAACAGAGATGGACGGAATCCATAATCATCGCCTAAATTCCGGCCTTGTGGCGAATTTCCCGTTTTTCTTCTTTGAGCCGGGGGCAGGAATTAAGGAAACGGTCCTCCAATTAAAACCCGGTCAAGGACTGCCAGTAAAGTCGATTTCGAAGATCTTGTTTCCGAATATTAATTGGAGTTCTATTTGGGGATTTCAGGAAGAAGCGCTTGTGCGGAAGTCGGCGTCTGAGCAAGCGGGCCTTGGTGATCCAGGCGCAGGGACGTTTACGTCTAAGCGTGTGAGCGCTTCGGAATTTCAGGGAACGGCCTTGAGCATCGAACTTCGGGCGAAGCTCATTATTCGCCGATTTATGCGATCACTAGATCGTTTGCTTACGCGAGTGTTTGGTCTTTATCAGCAATACGCTTCGGATGAGTTGATTTATCAGGTTTCAACTCTTGAAGGGTTGAACGAGGTCCGCAAAATTCGAAGCGATGTTCTTCACGGCCGTGTGCGATTACGATTAACAGGAACCACTCAGCGGCTCAACGCGCAACTTGAGCGGGATTTATCCCTGAACATTTTTACCATTCTTCAGAATGGCATTCTTATGCAAATGGGGATCGTAAAACCCGACACGGTTGTTGCGGCGTTGAAGAAAATCATGCGGGCGTTTAATGTAAAAGATATTCCAATCCACGCGCCTGATATAGAGCCAGATTCTCCGCCGCCAGATACGGAACATAAAGCGATGCTTAGAGGCGAGGCCGTCGAGCCGCATATAGGAGAAAATTTTGCATA